CCTTTGCAAGCCGCGAGGAGGAAAGTCCTGGAAGGACCCGCGGGCGCCTTGCGTCTACGCGAACCGCGATCGCCATGCGCCGCGAGTCACGCGCCACAAATGCCAAAAGCGCCTACAGGCGAACAGATCGCGGCCGGAGCCGGAAAGGTCAAAACGTCAGGAGGCACGGTACGCCTCGACTGTTGTCTTGTCAACAAGGCAGCAACCATGCTCTGGGAGTCGTCGAGGAATGCCTCCCAGCCCGCGTAGGGGATCGCCAGGCGGCGGCAGCACAGCCGTGGGGGTAGGCGCACCACGTAGTGGAGTTTCAACGCCCTACGGTGCCGTCCTGGCAGGTGGCGCATGGTGCGCTCGACCTGCAATGCTGCGAATGCGCGAGGCGGGTTGCTCGGCACCTGCGGCGGGGTTGTGAGCCAGTCCACCCATCCGGTCGGGGTGTCGCCCTCGCGGATATTGCGGCGGTACAGGTGCTCAATCGAAAAGCAGTGGCCCTGCTGCGGACGGACGCGAACCCATCGGCCCCATTCGCGAAGGCGGGCGTCGATTTCGGAGTGGGTCACGCGAACATCCTCCGCTGTATCAACGTCGCAGGCAGACACGCCGGCGAATACCAAACGCATTCGCTATCAGTGGTTTGTCCGCCTGAATACGTGAGCCGCCCGCGCGACCACTCCACAGCGTCCCATCCGTCCAGCGCGTAGTCTCCTTGGTGCCCGCACAGGGCTACCCGCAGGTGCGCGTTGTCTCGCGCCCACGCTTCGACGGCATCGGCAACCGCGCCCGCCTTGCCGTACAACGCCTCGTATGCCCGATAAGGCGGGTCGAGGAATACCGCCGTGTTATCACCGCCATAATGATTGTTTAGACATCGCGACCAATCGCCGTGGATTACACGCACCCGCTCCAGCCTGTCAGCGAGCCGATGCAACCACGCCCATGCTGTGCGGCCGCAGGAGGTCAGGAGGGCGTCGTATCCCCTCCCGGCATCGCTCACGTGCGGGATTTGACCTATCGCCTGCACGCCCATCCCGGGGCCGCTCACGTGCGGGATTTGACCTATCGCCTGCACGCCCATCCCGGGGCCGCTCACGTGCGGGATTTGACCGAACCAATCGCACCAGCCAGACCCTATCCAGCAGCACTGCCCCCACAGCCACCACCCGGCCGCCTTGGCATCACCGGGCCAGTCAGGGTCCTGCATCGCCGCGCCGATGCGACCCCGCTGCGCCATCAGCCAGATGTGCCGCGCGCCCAGGTCAATATGCGACACAGGGTAATCGGCCCACTCCGCAACCGCGCCGGGCTGGTGCTTGACCGCGCGCCAGAAATTAGCGATGAAACCGGAGCCATCGCACACGACCTCAAGCGGCGCCGGCCGCGAACACGCGAGCAACATCGCCGCAGACCCACAGAACGGCTCGATGTACTGCAAAGGCTCACCGAGCCGACGCCACACGTCGCGCGCCACCTGGCGCTTGCCACCGAAATATGGGAATGGGCTATTCATTGCCACTCGCGCCAAGGCTGGATTAGAACGGGTCACACACCAGCGCGTTGGCGATCGGCAACTCGAGGCCGACCTGCTGCGCTAGCATCGGCTCGACTTCGATTTCGCATCTTGGATTCACGCGGTCCAACCCCCAGAACACGTGTTTCTCGCGCACCTGGCGGTCGTTTCGGATCACGCCCTTTTGCACCAGCTCGCGCGCCTCACCGCGGCCCTTGTAGCGGTCCTGCAGCACGTCCAAAACTACGGATTCGTCCAGGTCGGGTCGCTCGCTTGCGTACCAGATGCGCAGCCTCACGCGGACGGGCCCCTCGAGTCGCAGGCGCATTGACGGAGGGATCTGGCGCAAAGCGTCGTGCTCGTAGGACCGCGCCTTTTTGCTCTTGATGATCGCCGGACGGTCGCCGAACTTCACGAGCTGGCGCGAGTTCGCTTTGCTGGCGCACTCGCCCAGGATCGTGAAGCAAATCGCGCCCATGCGTGGAATCAGTCCTCGACGCCGAAGATCAGGGAAAGTTGAATCACCTCCGTCTTTTCGGCCTCGAATTTCTCGCCCGCGCGCGCCTTCACGTACTTCGACAGCACGGCCGCGAGGATGCCGGCCTCTTCCGCCGAAACCTTGATGGCCTCGGAGTAGTCGTGCTTCGCCTCGCTCGCGGTGGTGTGCAGCTTGATCAGGTAGTCGATTTTCGCTCGCGCCTTGTCGAGCTTGATCACCGCTTCCTGGCCCTCGCTGTCCTTGCGGCCGCGGGTGCCTCGCTTGGCTTTCTCGATCACGATTTCGGTTTGTGTGTCCATGGCTTCAATCTTCTGGGTGAGAGCCTTGCGGCTCGGGTTGTTCAGGCAATTCCAACGCCTTCCTGCTGCGCTCGAAAAATCCGACGTGCCGGTGCTCGATCCCGCGCTTGGTCGACACCGGAATGTAGAGCGGCCCGCGGATCGGCGGCTCGGTTTTCGCCTGCTTCATGCGGATGCCCATCCTGTGTGGCCCGCTCGAAGTAACGGCCGGTGGGGCGGTCGTACTGCAACTCCACCATCCCGGTATGTCCGACGTGCGCGAAGCGGATCTTCTGAACGTAGATCGACACCTCCTGCGAATCACGCGCCAGCGGTGACAGGTCGCGCCAGATGGTGATGGCACAATCCGATTTGTTCCAGAAATGCTGTGAGCCGCTGATTGTGTCCGGAGTAGGCACCGGCAATTCACCGCTATCGAGCCGGCGCAGTTTCTGCGGGTGCGCGACCAGCCAGACGTGCGTGCTCGTGTCCCGCGCCCAGTTGCGAATCCCGGTGAGCAGCGCGGATACCCAATCGGTCTCGCTCATGCCCGCCGGCCGCTCGTGTCCGATCTCGTTGTACGGGTCGACGATTAGCCCACGCTGCACGTCGCGCATTGGGTCCAGGTGCTTCCCTGCCGCTTCCAAGATCGCCATTACCGAAAGCGTCTCGTGGTTGCGCCCACGCACGAAACCGAACCAGTCGCGAATGTGGTCCAGGTGCTCGTGCATCTCGTCTAGGCTCATGCGCTCGGTCTGGCCTGCGCCGAACGGTTTCCCGCTCACGAGCTGCAGCAGCTTGGCGAGGTGGATCTGCGTTGGGTGATTCTCGGGAGAGAAAACCGCAAACCTCCATCCCTGCCGCGCGAGGTTGACCGCGAGCGCGTCCACGAACTGCGACTTTCCAGAGGACGGCCAGCCGGTGACCACGGTCAGTTGCCCCGGGACGACGGTGTAGAGCACATCCAGGGACGGCCATCCGGTTCGGTATCCTGGCGGCAGCCCAGAATCCCAAAGGTCATCCAGGGACGAGCGGTACTCGATCGGCTCCTCGACGATCGGGCCGACGTAGGCGCCCGGCAGCGCCTCGCGGTACTCGATCCGCGGCGGGCATAGCTCTGCAAAGCGCCTGTAGCACGAGTCCCGATCGACCGCGCCCAGTGCCACGCGATCGCCGCCACGCATGGTCTTCCAGGCTTCGACGAACGCATCGTCGTCAAGGTCGAGGATGCTCATATCGGAAACCTCGGCTGCACCGGCTTTGGTGGTTCGTCTTCCCAGCGCCGCCCGTTCAGCCAGGTAGCTGGGTGCGGAATGAACTGGCCGCCGTCCTTGCGCCAGTCGGCCGACGCCTTCGCGCGCTCGACGGCCGTCACGATGCTGGCCGCGAGAGTGTCGTCAGGATGGATTTTTACCCAGGCTTTTTCGGCTGCGCCCTTCGCTACCTTTCGCGGGTAGGCGGTCCAGAATTGGATGAAGGCGCCGTTGAGTTGATGCTTCTGTGGGGGGATATAGGGGGGTTTACTTCTTCTCTTCTCTGGTAACGCATTCGGTAACGTTGCTGTAACGTCTGCTGTAACGCCCTCTGCGTTACCGTCTGCGTTACTGGAGCGTTTCAAATTTCGATATTTTTCGACGCGATTTTTCGTAACTGCCCGTTTCTTAGCGGTTTCTCCGTTGTGCCTCTCAAAATGAGGGATCGTCAGATTTCCGTCAGTCTCGATCATCCACCCGACCTCGATCATCGCGTCACCGAAACCAGTAACCGCCGTCAGCCGATCGAGTAATAAATGTGTAACGCCGTGAGCGTTACCGTTTTGTGTGTGGTCGTCGAACCAATTCCATACCCTGAAAAGTTTCCCAAGCACGGCATCTGCGTCGATGTTGATCTTTGTTGCAATGGCGAAAACCTCGGGCTTGTCGAGGGTCGGTTTTTCCAACTTGATCCAATCGCCCGCCACATCAGATCCCAAGCTCGCGCGCGATCCGTTGCATGGCCGCGGCGTACTGCTCAGGCGTCGCTCCTGGATGCTGATCGGCCCAGGCGCGTTTTCTGGTCTCGTAGCGCAGCCACGGGTTCGGTTCGTTCTCCCGAACGCGCCGGCGGAAATCCTTGGTCTGGGCCCTGGCCATTTGCGCTCGCTATCCAATCTCACGCCCGTCACGAAGTGCCCGAAGTGCGGCCATACAACGATCGAATTTGCCGCCTTCACGAAAGCAAATCTCAACGACATGCTCGTCTGCCCGGCGTGTGGTCAACTCGCTGCCAAAAGCGAGTTCGTGGCCGGGCTTGTCGGCGAGGTCACGAAGATCCTGCAGGATGGATTGCGGGACTTGCCCGGCTTCCAGCCAAAGTGCACGCAGCTCGCCGACCTGCCGTTCGAGTGCGGAGACGTCCGCCTTGAGTTCGATGATCATGCGGCTTTGGCTTCGAACAGATCCGGGCGCAGTTCGCGTCGATTCAGTTCGCCGCCGGTGGCCTTCTCGATCTCGACGGCCCGCTCCGCGGTGACGGTGCGCGTGCCGTTCTCAAGGCTGCGCGCAGTAGGCTCAGCAATGCCGAGGAGCTTCGCCAGTTCTACCGACGAAAGCCCCTTGGCGATTCGGTACCGTCTGAGGGGGTGAATTTCTTGATCCATTCTGATACCTATGGTATCGCACCTTTTCACAGAAAGTCAATACCTGTGGTATCAGACAGGTGCGCCCTCGTTTCATACGATGGGCAGATGGAAAACCGGCGGGGTGATTTCTCGGCATTTCAGAAAATGATACGGTACGTATTGACAAACACTGATACGTGACGTATCGTACTCCCATCGCCCGACACCGGCACGGGAGGACGCAAATGTTCTGTTCACGCTGCAATAACAGTTTCCCTGGTGGTTGCACCTGCGAGGACCGAGATGATCGGCTTACATCGCTGAGTGGTAATGCGCACATCGCCCTGACGTACTGCTCTGGATGCGGAGATCACGTCAGCCTATGCAAATGCCCGACTCCGAAGCCTGCGCACGAGTTGCGTTCGCAGGGTCGCATTGTCAGGGTGCGATCATGATCCAGTCCAAAGTCAGCAGCGCCCAGCCGGTCTCCCTCCGCGCCCAGGACGACGCGCAAGCCTCCGTCCTGCGCAACGCCAACGAGCAGGCGTTCGAGCAGCTGCTGCGCTCGTACATCCTCAGCAACACCTCAGGAGCCCGCGAATTCACATTCGGCGGACTCGTCAACCTGTTCACGACGCTCGCGACGCTGTGCGAGCAGATCGAACTCGATCAGCGTTGCGCCGACTACGGCGTTGCCGCGGCCGAAATACGGCGGCTCGAAACCGTGCTCGATCTTGGGTACGCGCCGGGCGAGGTGGTGCGATGACCGATACCTACCGCTTCCGCGCCTGGCATATCCCATCGCACATGATGGAGAGAATCCTCGCGTACACCGAGGATCACAACAGCGTCGGAGATTTTCTCACCGCCGTGATTTGCAACGATCTGCGGGGGGCCTGCGCGCACGCCGACGATGTGAACATCGAGAACCTGCCGGCGTTCTGCGCGTACTTCCACAATATCGCTCCGTCGCAGTGCTGGGGCTCGGTCGAAAAATGGAGAGCTTGGCTGGACGCAAAAAAGGAATATCAAGCATGACCACCGAAGTCACCACGCAGGCACCCGCGGCCGACATCGCCGCCACCCAGTTGATCACGCTGGACCCGGCGCAGTACGTCGCCGCCGTCTATGCGCCCTTCCGCGAGCGCCTGGACCGCGCGAAGGTGGAAGCCTCTGCCATCGCCAAAGTCGACGTGCAAACCGGCGCCGGCATGAAGGTCGCGATCGCCCACCGAGCCGTGTTCCGCGCGCTGCGAATCGAGGCCGAGAAAGCCCGCAAGGCCTGCAAGGCGCCGATTCTCGAAATCGGAAAGCTGCTCGACGGCCGCGCCAAGGAATTCGAGGCCGAGATCACGCCCGAGGAGGATCGTTTCGACGCGGTGATCAAGGCCGAGGAGCAGCGCAAGGAATCCATCCGCGAGGCCGCGATCCAGGCCGAACGCGAGCGCCTCGAGGCAGAGCTTCGCGCGAAGCAGGCCGAGGAGCAGCGCCTGCGGGACGAGGAAAACGCGCGCATCGAGGCTGAGCATGCCGCCGCGCGGGCGATCGAGGAAGCGAATCTCGCCGAGGAGCGCGCCCGCCAGGCCGCAGAAGCCGAGCGCCTGCGCCAGATCGAGGCCCGCCTGCAGGAAGAGGAGCGCGCCGCCCGGGCGAAGATCGATGCCGAGGAACGCGCCGCCCGCGAGCGCATGGAGGCCGAGGAAGAAGCCTCCCGTGCCCGGATCCGCGAGCAGCAGCGCCTGGACGCGGAAGCCCTGGCCGAGGAATCCCGCCTGCGCCGCTGGAATCAGGCCCAGGAGGAGCGCGCGGCCGATGAGGCACGCCTGCTCGAGCGCGAGCGGATCGCGGCCGAGGATGCCCGCCTGGCGGCCGAGCGGCGCGCTGTGGAGGCGGAGCAGGAACGCCTGCGCGCCGCCGCCGCGGAATCCGATCGCGTGGTCCGCCAGCGCGAGAGCGACGTGATGGATGCCGAGCGGTTGCTGCAAACGTTCGTGCTCCGGTTCTCCCACCTGGCCGAGTACGCGCCGGTGTGCAAGGCGATCATCGCGCTGAGACGCGACCGGTTCGTGGCTGCGCGCGATGAAACCGAGGTTGAAAAACAGGAGGGCGTAGCGTGAACCATCCACCAGCGCCGAGCCGCTGCCGGGAGTGCGACGCGATGAGCGCCGCGATCATCTGCCCGGTCTGCAAAGCCGAGAAGCCGGAGTACACGCGCGTGAAAAATCTACTGCTGCATCCAGCGCTCACGCACGCCCAGGCCGCCGAGGTCTGCCGCAGAAACGGGCTGCGCGTGGTCCAGGACCTGCGCGGGAATATGTCGCTGGAGTCTGCGCCGGCGCGCGGCGTGGTGCGCCCTGCCGTCGGCCAGCCCGATGACGCGGCATGAAAATCTACCCACAAATCGGATCGAAGTACAACGGCCCGCCGCTCGACCGCCCCGCGCTGCGCCAGTTGCCCCACGGGTGGATCGTCGAGGACCCGGACCCGGATCAAACAACTTTCGGCGGCCTCGGAGTGTGGCTCGTGATGCTGATCATCGCCATCGTGATCGCCGACATCGTTTTCTTTTGGGGGTGGCCATGGTGAGACGCCCGCGCTACCGCGAAGACACCGCCCGCTGCGAGCACTGCGCGCAGTGTTTCGCGCTCGGGCTGGTGATTGCGGCGGCTGTCGTGATCCTGGCGGCCGGATTCCTGTATGGCGGGGAGTGGATAGATTTTTGGAGATGGAAACCATGAGCGCGATCATCGACGGTCATTCGGCGGAAGTCGGCGAGCAAGTTCCGGCCGGGCATGATCGCAGCAAATTTCTTGGTGGCTCCGACGTCGCCGCCATCTTCGGCGTGAGCCCTTGGAAAACTCCGGTTGATCTGTACCTCGACAAGATCACTCCGCGTAGCGAGCGGCCGGACCTCGACCCGAAGCGCGAGGCATTTTTTAAGCGCCGCAAGCGCCAGGAGCCGGTCATCAAGGAGCGCCTGGAGGACGAGTTCGGCCTGGAGATCACGCGCCTCTCGCTCGACGAAGACCCGAACAGGTACCGGGACGCCGAGTATCCCTTCATGGCGGCCGAGATCGACTTCGAATTCAGCATGCGGCCGAACGTGCGCGAGCGCTTCCCGGGGCGGGACGACTTCGCGGCGATCCCGGATGGAACGCTGCTGAACGGAGAAATAAAAACCGTCCACCCTTTCAAGGCGGGCGAGTGGGGCGAGGAAGGGACCGAGGAGGTTCCGGTGCACTACGCCGCGCAGTTCATGCACGGCCTCGGCGTGACCAAGCGCCCAGGCGGACTGATCGCCGCGATGTTTGGCATCGACGACCTGATCTGCTTTCCGATCATGGCCGATCAGGAAACGATTGCCACGATGCGAGCGAAGGCGGCGCACTTCTGGCTGCACAACGTCGCCAAACGAATCCCGCCCGACCCGGTCAACGCTGACGATGTGAAGCGATTGTACGCAGGGTGCTCCGGGCGCCCGGTCTCGCTGGACAAAGTCGGATTCGATGCGCTGCTGGCGCTCGATGCCCTGCGCAAGCAAGCAAAGCAAGTCGAACTTGATCAGGGTGAATGTGAGTGGCGCATTGCGCGCGCCGCGGCGGCGTCATGGGGAGTTGAACTCGTCGCGACCGACAAAAACAAGCCTGAGCCTGGGTCGGTCGAGAACGCCCTGCTCATGTTCGAGGGGCGACAGGTCGGCTCGTGGAACCGCCGTCGCGGAGCGTTCCTGGATCAGCGCCGGCTGAAGGACGACAAACCAGAAATCATCGAGGCATACACCAAAGAGCACTATTACCGAGTCATTCAACTCAAGAAAGGCAAGTGATCATCATGGGAACCGAACAATTGAAGGCTGCCGTCAAAGGCCAGAATCCGATGCGCGCAGTCGATGCGCCGCTGGCATCGATGGTGCAATCCTCATCGAGTAACGCAGTCGCGAACACGGATCAGCAGCGCGCGGTCGCAGAGGTCCAGGCGGCGATGATGATCGCCCGGATGAACCCGCGCGAGGAAGCGCACGCGATGGACAAAATCCTGACCGCGTGCATGCGCCCGACGCTCGCCGATGCCGCGATCTACGAATACGCCCGCGGCGGAAGCAACATCACCGGGCCAAGCATCCGCCTCGCCGAAGCGATCGCCCAGAGTTGGGGGAACATGCAATTCGGTATCCGCGAACTTGAGCAGCGCCGAGGCGAAAGCACGGTCCAGGCGTACGCGTGGGACGTGGAGAACAACACCCGGCGCGAGGTCACGTTTCAGGTGAGCCACATCCGGCACACCAAGAAGGGCGTGACGGTCCTGGACGACCCGAGGGACATCTACGAGATGGTGGCGAACCAGGGCGCGCGCCGGCTGCGCTCGTGCATTCTGGCTGTAGTCCCGGGTGACGTTACCCAGGCCGCTGTCGAGCAATGTGAAGCGACGATGAAAACGAAGCTCGAAGTCACGCCTGAATTCATTCAGTCGGTCGTCGAGTCATTTCAGAAGTTCGGCGTCACGAAAGAGCAGCTGGAGGCTCGCATCCAGCGCCGCATCGATACGCTCACGCCGGCACTCGCGGTGCAGTTGAAGAAAATCAGCAACTCACTACGCGATGGGATGAGCGCGCCGGCTGACTGGTTCGGCGCCGACGAACAGACCGCCGCGGTATTCGCCCAGAACCGAGAGCAGAGTTCCGCGACCCAGCCGGGAAGTCAGGACAAAGCCGCCACCCCACCGCAAGGGGGCTCCGTTAAGGAAGCCGGCCATGCCGCGTCCGATGCACCGGCCGGGACCGCGGGACCTGTCGCTCAGGCGATCGATCTCCCCGAGGCGATCCGCGGCCTCGACGCTCACACAGACGTCGAGATCATGAGCCTGTGGGCCGACACACTGCCGAACGAAATACGCGCGAACGAGCGATTCACGACGGAGTTCCGGGCCGCGGTCGAACGGATCAAGAGGGCGATGGCGAAAAAATGAACGCGCACAGCATCAATGGACCTACGGCTGCGGACGATTTTGGTACTCCGTGGCTGCCTGAAGAGAATGCAGCGGGGCAGGACAGCAAGTCGGCGCCGCCCGCCGGCGAAGAGCAGCCTCTTGCTCCCGCTGCACCTCAATCAGCGACGGGGCAGGCTTCTCGGTTTGAACAGTCCGAGCGCGGGCAGAAAGTCTCTGGGCCTGATCCCGTCGCACCCTCCGAGCCGTGCGCGTGCCGCTTTGACGTTCGATCTGTGCCGGACTTTTCGGGCCAGCCGCCATTATTACTGGAGGAGTGTGGATTCCACGCCGCTCGCAATCAAAAACAGGCGGAGGCGATGGCCTTGGTGCTCTCGCAACTGACAACGGCACGCGCAGCGCTGCTCTGCACGTATGATGAAAAACAGTACGCCCATCTAATCAACGAATCGGATTGGGAGGCGGAAATCGACGCTGCAAGGGCCGCGTTTAGGGGCGCGAAATAAACAACGAGCGGCGCGATCCGCCCCTGGCTACGGCATCAGGCAAGCGCACTCCGGCAGACAAGCGGCCGGCCGTCGCTCACCAGGAATCGGAGTGAAATGAAATGTCACGGGCAGATTATCGAAGGCAGGCCGAGTATCAGATTAGAAAACTCTTCCGCTGCAATCGGTGTGGGGATGAAGTCGAGGCCGGGCCACAGGAAAACTATGCGGGCAGCCGATGTGGTTCTTGCCTCGGCGTATACGAACCAGCCGGCGAAATCTACCCGGCATCCTCCGACGTACTTGACAACACCAAATGACACCGAACGCAGCCCCGCCGTCCGTGCCCGACGCCGACTCCTCCTCCGGCGCGGGCTTTACCCGGGCGGACGGGGCTGCACCTAAATGAATCGCCTCGTCCTCTCAATCATGCGCCTCGTGTGTCGTCACTATGGCCATGACGAACGCCGGCCGCACGTCTCGGAGCGATTGGTGCCGTCGTTCATGAGCGGCGCTCCACCCGGAGCAACTATCGCGCACCTGCGCATCTGCAAGCGCTGCGGGGCTCGGCGCTGGGTAGTTCAGAAACCAAGGAAACCGAAATGACCACGTTCGCCTACTCACTCGACGAGGAAATCTACTTCGGCGAGTACGACACGCCGCGGGAGGCACTTGACGAAGCGGCGAACGCGGCGGAAGACGACGGGCATACGTGCGTGTGGATCGCCAATATCGTGCCGGCGAAAACGCTCGTCGTTCCGAATTGGCTCGGTGAGCAAATCCGCGCGTACCTTGACGAGCAGTTGGCAGACAATATCGGCGGTGACGATGCGATCGTCGATATGACCGACGAGCAGGAAACGGCGCTCGGGAAAATCATCATCGACTGGCTCGACGCCAACGGCTGTTTCACTCGTTGGGGTGTGGTCCATCCGGTGCGGCACGATATCGCGCAGGAACGGGAATGACAACGAAGGACCAGAAGCAGCGATACGCACTGCGTCAGTGTTTCCTGCTCGCGACTCGCATGGCCAGACGCGAGCAAAAAATAGACAACTCGCGAAGCAGCGAATGGAATCATATTCTTAGGTTTTGCAAAGACGCCGATGAAGATGGAGATATTTGTGAAAGCAAAATACTCCGGGACGGGCAATGACACTCGAAATGAGCAGCGGTCCAAACGTCCAGAGACCAGCGTGAGGCTAGCCAGTATGGGGCCAGGCAACAGCGCCAAATTACGGGGCGTGACAGCCGGGAGAGACCGGCACGAACGCAGATGTCAGACGCTACAGCGTAGCAAGCGTCCGGGCAGGTGTGAGGCCTGCACGAACACGAGCGGCGCGGAGAAGCCATGAGCGACAGGACCGCAAAGTCCGCAATTCCACTCCGGCGCCATACTCAGGATTGATCGGAAACACCGATAAATCCCTCGCGATTGATCGAAAAATATCTCTTTACGGGTGGCCGCCATTGTGCAATCATTGCATTGTTATTAACCGAGCCAGCCGGTAGCTGGTGCAAACTGGGAGATCAGAAATGGACCTGTTCACCGCGCAACAAATGCTCGACGGGGCCGACGATCTGGACGAGCTATTACAGAATTTGAAGATTGTCTTCGACGAGTGCGAGTACGCCAAATCCCTCGATATTTGCGACCTGCCGACGTTCGGCGGCGTCGCGCCGCGCGACACCATGGGAATCTGGAGTTGGGACGAGAGCAGGCTGCTCGTCGGCGCGGGTGAATTCAAAATCGAGGAGCGCGCCTGACCATCCCATCCCGCCGTGACAGGGCGGGCGAGGATGACCGGCGCAGCGGCACTGCGCACTAGAGAGGAGAAAATCATGACCCCGTTTGAATCACCACGCGACCCAAATTACCCCGATTGGGATGCCGGGCGCGAAGATGCGTCCCGGACCAACCCACGCCGGTCCCCCGGCACCCGCACCGGGCGCGCCCTCGAGGCGTACCTCGCAGGGCAGGAGTTTGGGCTCGAGTGCCTGAGCTCCTACCTCGAGGAAATGGACGAGCAATCATGACCTCGAAACACACGCCGGGACCGTGGGTTATCAAAGGTTATCGAATTTACGGGCCGATCGACCCCAGATCAAAGCACACGAACGGCCGCATGTTGATCGGCGGGTGCGTTGACAACGTGAACGACTGGTGCTGCACGCCATCAGAAACCCGGGACGACCGTGACAAATTCGCTGCTGAGACAACCGCCAATTTGGCACTGATTGCCCGCGCGCCCGCCCTTGCCGCCGAAAACGAGCATCTGCTAGCCGAGAACGAGCGGCTACGGGCAGCGCTAGAACAGATCCACGCCGGCGAATTGATGCGCGGCCGTGAGACGTGGACGCTCGCGGACGTGATCCAGGAGCACTACCGCATCGCCCGCGCCGCGCTCGCCTTGTGATGTGCGACCGTGACGTGATCGCGCATGTCGGTGCAGGTACGGCCGCAGCCCCGGGCCGACCTTCGGGGCAGAGGAGAATGAAAATGCGAATCTGGTTTAACGGGGCGCCGTTCGAGGCGACGACGCCTCACGCAGACATCGCGGCCGAGGCCGATGCCGGGCCGCGCCTCATACTGTATCTCTGGAGCGAGGACGCTCCGGAGATTTTTATTGCTCCAGCCGGCACCATCTACGCCGGCTGGGTCATAGGGAAATCGACCGAGGAAAAATCGTGAAAATGACAACCGATCAATTCCGCCGTTGGATGGCCCGGCGCGGCCACACCCTCGACACGCTCGCCGAGGCGCTGGCAATGTCCCGCCGCCAGATCGCCTACTACCGCTCCGGCGAGCAGGCGATCCCGCGCGTGGTGGAGCTCGCTCTCCGCGTACTCGCCACCACACGTAAACGCCAAAAGCGGCCGGACCCAGTTTCCCGGATCCGGCCGCTCGAATAATCGCCTGTCACCTGGCGCCGCACCGCCGGCGAACGCCGCACCAGCAAGGAGGAGGGTCCGGCGGATTCGCCCGCCGGCGGTTTGGCATGATCGCCGAGACCCAGGGTACGGCCGCAGCAACCGCGGGCCTGCTCGCCGATCGCCCGGCCCGGTGTGGTCCTGGTGCTCCCCGGAGCCACGCGGCCCAGGCGCCGTCCTGGGCGGTTTGAGGCCTACTGCGCCAGCGCCGCCCGGCCGCGGCGGCCGATCCGATAGCGGTACGGATAAACGCCGCGCTCGCGCTCGACCCAGCCACCGGCGACGTAGTCGGTGAGCACGCTGCGCAGCGCCCCGCAGCCCCGGAGCCGCAGCAGCGCGGCGATTTCCGACGCGGTGAGTGAGTGTCCGCCGCCGAGCAACGCGACGACGCGATCGCGCAGCCTCGGCATCGGCCCCGCCGCCCGGCCCCTGGTGAGACTGCGGCCGGCCTTCGCCCGGCTGCGCGGGCGCCGCTGCATCAACCCGTTGACGCGCACCAGGCGCGCGCTCTCGGCCGGCTCGGGATCGTCCGCGCAATAGTGCGCGCGGCCGGCGACGGCGCGCAGCGGCGGCGACCAGCGGCTCGCGTCGGGATACCACACCGCGCCATTGCTCACGGATCAGCCCTCCCGCATCGCCTCTTCCAGCCGGAGCGCTCGCCCGCCTACCTGCCGGTGCCACAGGCTATCCTCCATCTCGGCCGCCGCCGTAGCCCAGTCCTCCAGCCTGATCGCCTCCAAGAACTTGTGGAATGCGCCCAGGCGCGGCCCGAGGTTGAACGCCATGTTGACCACCACAGCCTTGCGGGCTTCCGACAGATCCTCGAAGTTCACGACTAGGACGTGCGCTAGGTTGTCGGCCCGGACAAGATCGTTGGCGAACATCAGCGCGATCTCCCCGTCCGTGAACTCGACCGCCTCGAGGTTGCGCCCGATCCCGACGGTCCAGATCCCAACGCTATCCCTGTAGGCCCTGCGCGGCCGCCCCTCGTCGATCGGGAGTTGGGTGCGGCAGATGTCCAGGTAGGCCGCGGCAGCCATGACCGCTAGCTCTTGGCCTCGATCAGCGCGTCGAGGCGCGCGATCGCGGCGTCCTTGCCCTTCAGCGCCGCCGCCACGTCCGCCTCCGTGACTTCCTTGCCGCCGTCCAGCGCCCCCTGCACAAGAGGTGCGAGCGCGGTGATGATCGAGGTCGCGTCGGTGATTGCGGTGATCGCCTTGATCAACCCTGTACTTGCGAGTACTGCGCTCATGATGGTGCTCCTTGAAAAATCCTGCGTGAATGGTGACTACTGTTTCGCCTGCAGCGCGCCCTCGATCTCGGTGAGAATTCCGAGGAACAGCGACACGTCTCCCGCGATGTTGGTCGCGCACGGATCGGGGCTGGACTGCTGCGTGCTGGCCGTGCGCTTTCTGCAATCGAGCAGCGTTTTATTCGCCGCGTCCAACGCGCCGCTGGTGGTGCCGATCAACGCGCGATAGCTCTTCGCCTGCGTGACGGTGATCTTGTCGCGCTGAAGCAGCGCCGCGGTGAGGTTGGTTGCCGCGGTGAGCTTGTCGGCGCCGCTCTTGATCTGCGCCTCTGGCGTGGTGCCGAACAGAGCGCAAGCAGCCAGCACGACCGCGAGCGCGAGGATTGCTACTGCGTTTCGAATGTGTTTCATGGTTTCGGTTCCTCTATGGTTGAGACTACGTAGGTTGCTGCTGGTGCTGCTGGTTTTGCCCCATTTGGAGCGGCTTTCTCGGCAATCCTCGACATCGATTCCTGCTGTTTTTTTCCGCTGTCCGACGCTCCAAGCCAGTAGCCTACAGCAAGAAGCGTGAGATTGATGATGGTTTGTAGAATCATCGACCGCTCAGAGGGATCGTTCTGGTACAGGACCGTCGCCACCACTCCGGTGAACACGCACAGTAACGTGTACGTTACAACCTTCTGCGTGGCGAACTTGGCCTCGTCAGCGGCGAAGCGTCGATCTTCCACGGCAGGCTACCTCCCGAGCGGCGCAACCCGCAGCAGTTCCACCACGCACAGCAGTAGCACCGATACCCATACAGGGCACTTGCCGATTGCCGCGACGATCACGCAGATGAAAGCGGCGATTACCAGAACTCCGATTACGGTTGTAAGCATGATTCACCCCTTCACTTCGATGATTGTTGAACTGTCCGTGTGGCTAACCAGAAAGATAGCCGCACGGCAGGACGATTGCCGCTTGTACGACTCGCCGTGCGCAATGATTTCGCCGTTCCCGGCGCGCAACCTCCAGCGCCATTGTCCGGCCAGTTTACCGCGAGTGACTCGGTACAGTTCAAAGTGCATGATCATCTCCTATCCCGGCCCGAAGGCCGGGAAGGTTCGTTACGCCGGTGTGAAGATGTTCTGCACCGCAGCCTTCACTTCGTCCCAGTCAGCCGACGATGCCGTTCCAGCCGCGACCTGAGCTTCCAGGTCAGCGATCTTCGTTGCCAGCTCGTTGAGCCGAGCAGCCACTTCCGCAGCTTCCGCCGCAGCGGCGTCCAACACGTCTTGCTTCGTTGCCATGATTTTTAACCTTTCTCTGATGTGCGCCAGCGCGATCGCGAGTCCGTGTATCTCGTCCAGGCCGGCCAGGTAGACGTGCACGTTGATTTGCATTGCCTCACCTATTTCATCGGATGAATTTGTCGAACAGCATCGCCCCGGCGACGGCCGCCCCGAGTATCCATCCCCACATATCGCGCATGCCGAGGCCCTTGCCTCCGCTGGTCGCCATACTCTCGCGCAGCTCGGCAATTTTTTCCTCCACTGCGTGCATCCGGGTATCTACCTCGGCGTGCGCGCCAGCGAATCGAGATTCCGTTTCGCTCCTCGGCATCGTCCCCTTGCTCTGCTCGTCCATTTTTCGGGCCAGGTCGTTGTGCGCTGTGTTGTAGGCCCTCTGCGCGTCCTCGGCTTTCACGATCGCTTTCTCGGAGCTGACGAACGCAGATTGCGTGTTTTCCTTTTGCGCAGCAAGGGCGGCATCGACAGCGGTTTTCGATGCCGAGAACATGCCATCATAACGACGGTCCCGCTCGTCCATCAGCCCACGAAACGATTGGAACTCCGCTTGCAATGCGTGCAGCTCGTTCGACAGTTTCGGTTCGCAGGGTACAGTCATGTCAGTCCGTGAAGTAGTCGGCAACGAGATAAATATCGCTCCCGGCCTTGATATCCGCCGCCATCGCCCCGGCGGCGCCGGCCGCGAAATGCTGGAACCGAATCGTGTTGCTCGCGTATCCAACCCGGGCTTGGATCTGCGTCGCCGCGGTTGCCTCCATCACGAGGGTTGCCACACCAGCGGCAGCGCTACCCGTTGCTGCGTCTGCGGATGCAGCGAATAGCAATCCATTGAGTGTGAGTACACCAGTTGGCGACGACACGCTATCAACCAACAATCGCCCCTGCACGTGCACGCGACGGCCGTTACGCGACACGGCGAGTGTGTCGTAGGCCGCATCCAGTGTAATGGTTCCCGTGGTGCACGTCAGCGTTACCGCGCAGGTTGCATATTCGGCCGGGTCGAACGGCGCCATCTCCGCGCTGGTGGGCACCGCGGCCCAGGTGCCGGCCGTGGTCTGCGGCGCGAACGCGCGGCCGATGCACAGAAACGGCACATCGGTCCGCGCAGTGGTCGAGTACATCGTCGTCGGAGCGTCCGCCGCGCCGGCGCCGCCCTCCGCTGTCGTCGTCACGATCCCCTGCCAGCCGCGAAACGAGCTGCACACCGCGAGCTCGAGCGTACCGGCATTGTCGATCAGGTACGCATAGATCCCGCTCGGGTCGGCGTCGATTTTGCCGAGCGTCGAACCGGAGGACACCACCAGCGAGAGCGCGCCGGCGACGCTGCGCCAGGCGCCGTCCGCGCTGCCGGCGGTGGCCGAGCGCATGCGCACGAGCAGCGGGTTCGCCGCGTCTGCGTCCACCGATCCGGTGCGCTGGAGCGCGATGGTGAGCGCGCTGGAACCCACCGACCAGGCGAGCATCATGTCGTTCGCCGGCATCAGCCCGAAAACGCCGTAGGGTCCGGCGCGGTGATCCTCGATCGCGGTGATTGCGCCGGCCGACGTCGTCACTTTGTAGTCGCGCGCGTAATTCGCGCGGTCGTTCCAGTTCGTCGTGCCGGTGCTGAAACTCACCGCACCGCTCGAGCGCAGCACCACGATGTAGCAGGTGCTCGACCCGGTGAGCGACAGCTCGCCATCGGCGACCGTCGCCCCGCCCCACAGGCCGCCGTAGTAGCCCCAGGTGAGCCCGGTGGTAGTCTCGCGATTGACGCCAGCGTAGCCCGCGCAGGAGAGCGCCTCGAGCAGTTCGTTGACCTGCGTGGCCTTGTCGGCCTGCGACTCGGAGAGTTGTGTAAGTGTGGTCACGTGCCGACCTTTTTATTGGTGCCATCCCACACAAATTCGCCGGCCTCTCCAACCGGAAAGTGGGCCTCGCATATCGCGCAAAATGTTCCACCATAAAATTTCGGATCTCGCGCGTACGTCTCGGCCAGAGCACGCCCCATCGTAGTGATCCCGCCGCACCTGAGGTGCTTGTACGTACTCCGCACCGGACGCACCCACCCTTTGGCGCGCTCCTCGTCGGATAGGACCACATAGGCCCTCTGCATGCCCATTGCAGGATCGATCTGTTTGTGATCCGGCGTAACCGGTGACCCGTCAGTCAATGTCGTTTTCGGTTTTTGGTCCATTGTGTTTCCTCAAATCGTGGCCGATGCCGCGATGCCGCGGCCGATGGTCGCGGAGATCTGATAGACGCGGATATCGATCGAGGCCTGCGCCGAGCCGAAGTCCGTCGTCTGCTGCGCGGCGGTATAGCTCGCCGTGTTGGTGCTCGCCGTCAGGGTGCGCTGGACCGTCGAGCCGTCCATCACGTCGATCTCGTAGCTCTCGGCCGCCTCGCCGAGTGGCGCGTTGACGTAGCTGCGCCAGCTCGCATCCAGGCGCGTGCGCCGGCGCCAGAGGATGGTGAGATTCTGCGACGCATCGCGGCCACCGCCCAGGTGCACCGGCGAGAGCGGCGTGAGTCCGCGGCCGGTGTTCGTGAAACTCTCGCTCGCCGTCTGCGCCAGCGTGCGCCCGAGCGTCACCGGTTTGTAGAGCCGCTCGACGTCGATGTCGGCGAGCACGTCGAGCACCCGCCGCCCGGTCGAGGTCGAGAGCAGCACGAAGCGATCGCCCACCGCGTGCGCCGCAGCCTCGGCCTCGGTGCCGCGCCGCGCGCGCAGCAGGTTGGAGAGCCGGTACTGATCGGTGGCGATCAGCGTCGCGGTGAGGAACTGCAGCACCTCGCCGCCGCTCGCCGTGCCGTTGCCGATCACGCAGGTGTTCGCGCCGTTCCACAGCTGCGCGCGCGTGCACGAGGCGAGCGACGCGCTGCCCGGCACCAGCGTCACGTCCACGGTGTTCGCCAGGTCGATCACCCCGGGCCGCGCGCAATCAGCGAGCGCCGTGGTGCAGTCGCCGATCACCGCCGCGCCGCTGGCGAAGCCGTTCTCCACCGCCTGCCAGCTCGCCCCGGCGTCGCGCGATTTGAACAACTGCATCCCGCGCCAGCCGCTGAGATAGCCCGCGGCCGCGAAATAAAATCCCGCATTGTCGTCAACATCGCGCAGGATCGGAATGTCGAGCAGCTCGACGCGCGTCGGCCCGGAGAGTGCAACCGTCTGCGGCGGCGCCGGCGCCGAGGCTCCGGGCGCGCCCTGCGTCAGCGTGCTCGAGTCATCGAGTACACAGTCCACCTTGACGAGGCCCGGGGCGCCTTCGTCTTTTTTAACGATCATCACGCGCAGCGCGTCGTCCCCGGCCGGGACCGTGATGATGTCGGTCGGCTCCAGGCGCGTGTGTTTGCGCGAGAGCCGCAGTGCGAATGCATCGCGCGCGGTCCACAGCCCGTAGAGGATCGACTCGACGAGCTGCTTGGCGTAATCGTCGCTCATCACGATCGGGAGCGAGAGGGTCTTGCGCCCGTCCGACGACACCACGCGCCGCTGCGCGCGCTGCTGACCCTGGTCGTAGTCAGCATCCTGCGAAAAATACAGCAGGCTCACCTCGGCCGGCAGCTCCAGCTCCTGCGCGCGCAGGTGGCCGATCGGGTCCGGCGGGTCCTCACCCTCCTCGTGCGCGGCCAGATCGCCCGCGGCGATGGTCGCGGCCGAGGCGCCGCCGCGCGTTACGAATTTGATTTTGTTCTCGCTCTCGGTCGCATCGAATAGAAAGGCAAGCGCGAGCTGCTCCAGCGCAGCGCGCGCCGGCCCGCGTTGCGCGATCACATAGCCCTGCACACTCGCGGTCAGGCTGGTGGTGACCAGGTCGCCGGCGGCAAGGCCGGTGCGCTCGCATAAATCCGTCACCACATCGGCGAGCGCCGCCGGCGTGGCGCTCATCTGCAGCGCGTACCAGGTGAGCGTATAAATCACCACGTCGGCGCCGCTGCCCTCGCCTTTGCCGTGGAAGATCGCCTGGCCGGCGTCGTCGAACGCGGCCATCATCTCAACGTTACGCTCGGTGGTCGGCCCGATGCCGGTACCGATCGTCGTCAGCGTGCCATCCACGAACCGCGAGACTTTGCGCGCGACGCTCAGCTCGGCGAACACGATTTCGTTCGCGTCCTCGTCGAGCACCCGGAACCCGTCGCAGTAGGTGGAGATCGCGTTCGCGCCGAGCGTCCACGAATCCGATGCAACCGCCGCCCCGTGCGCGTATTTGTCGATGTAGGTCGCCGTAGCGTTGCGCCGCACCGACCACCAGTAATTCGCGCTCGCCCCGATCAGGTGCCAGGTCGCCGCCGCCACGTTGAACAGCAGCGTGTCCACCGGCGGGCCGACCGGCGAGCTCAGATCGAGATGGTGATAATCGCTGGTGGTGTCGTCACGATGCACCACGTAGTACGCATCCGTGCCGCGCTTCGCGAATCCCGCGATCGGCCAGGTTGCCCCCGTCGGGTCCGCGAGACGGTGCTGCACATGCTCGTCGAAATCCACATACGTTAGCGTGATCGGAATGCCGCCGCCGTCGCGTTTGGTGAACACCGTCGCCAGCGTATCGCTGTCGATGTTCGGGCAAAAATACAGTCGCCCATCCGACGCCGCCAGTTCGGTGAAATCAGGCTGCCAGTCGAGCACCTCGCGCCCGACAAACACGCCGGCGACGTGACGATCGACGAAAAACGAAAACACTCCAGCGCCGGCGTAGGTGCAATTGAGCAGGCGCACCTCGCCGTCGACGAGGTGGCCGTTGTGCAGGCAGTACAACACGTGGTTCAGCGTGGTGTTATGGTTGTAGCTCATCAGCGCCTGCGAGCTGTCCGCCGCCACCTGCTCATTGAGCCACATCGGGCTGTAGCCGGTCGCCTCGGTCGATGCGACCGCGAACGCCTCCGCGCCGGAGGTCACGACCTCGAATTCGAAATTCGGAATCCGGTTGCCGAACTCGGCCAACTGGAAATCGTCGAACACCACGTACACCAGGCCGCGATACGCGGGCACATTGCCCGCGCCCTCGATCGCCTCCATCAGCGTGTCGGGCAACTGCGTTTCGGTGCCGAGGTAAAAGCGGATGCCGGCGGCGCTCGCGTTCGCGGCGATCACCGTCTGGATGTCAGCGGCCTCGCCGACGTTGTAGACCAATGTGCCGTTGGCCCAGATGCGCCGGAACCCGAGGATGCCCGCTCCGCTCCCCTCGCACACGCCGATCGCGCAGTCGATGTGGTAGGTATAGGTGGTGATCGTCTGCGACGACCCGCCGCCGCCGCCCTTGCCGCCGGTCTCGACCTCCTCGCTGGTCGCCACCTCAACGATGTCTGACGACCAGATCATGTTGCCGGCGAGGCGCGCGGTGCCGTAGACGATCGGGATCATCCCGCCGTACGCCGAGCCCTGCACTTTTAGATCCGTCAGCCGCGGGCCCTGCGCGCCGGGGAGCTGCACCGTTTCGCGGAACAGCATCGAGCCGATGAGGCTGCCGGCCATCCAGCCCCAGGTCGCCGCGCCCACGCCGAGGAACGTCGCTGCAATCGCGCCGCTCGAGGCGAGCGACCCGGCCACCGCGGCGCCGGCTACGGAGAATGCCAGCACCGCCATCAGAGTACCCCGGGAAAACGGTACGCGCCGGTGATCCGCTCGCGCCAAAAGCGATCGAGGCGCGACTGCACCACAGAGCCGACCTTCGAGAACGCGTGCACGAAAACGATGTCCGGGTTGAGCGCCGTGACAATTCCGAAATGCTGCGAGGCGCGCTCGATGCGGAATTTGAGCACGTCCGCCGGCTGCAGTTGATCGAGCGCGATGCGCTCGAGTACCCGATCCGCCTCCACGTCCGCGAGCCCAGCGTGCGGCTGCCGGCCGTAGCCGTCAACGTCGTAGATCGAGAGATTGAGCGCGTGCATCACGCCGATGCCAAGCCCCGCGCAATCCACGCCCGCTCCCTTCACCCGCCCCTGGTGCACGAACGGCGTGCCGATCCAGGTCAGCGTCTCGTCGACGATCTGCTGGCGCAATATTGTGGTCATCTCACAGCCCGCCGCTCACCAGCCGATCCAGCCCAGGCACGTGCGGGAATCCGCGGAAATTGATTTTGTTCGAGAACTTCGTTCCGCAGGTCGGAAACAATTTATCGCATCCGGCGGAGAGGGAATACGTGTCCCCGATCGCCACATCAAACGGCATCGGCAGCACAAGTGCGATTGCCCCGCCGGCGAGCAGGTAGGTTTTAACCTCCATCGAAAGGCCGTCGTTCTCGCCTCCGGTCCAGGTGATTTTTCCCTGATCGAAATAGCCGTCCGCATCGGTGAGCGCGCTGTCGGCGAACACGCGCCGCGAAGTGACGCCGGTCACGGTGCCGGTCACGGTGTAGCTCGCGAGCGTCACCCCGCAGCGCGCGTCGCCCAGCTCCGCGTCGCACGCCGCCCCGTACAGCCGCCCGATGGTCTGCTGCAACCGCTGCGTCAACCCGCGCAGCTCGGCGACGAATCCGGAGCGACCGCTGCGTACCTCGCCGATCCAGCCCTTGCGCTGATTCAGCACGCCGTCGGCGAGCGTCGCCCAGTTCACATCGAAAATTTCCACCGCCGCGAAATCCCACAGCCCCGCGCGCAGGTCCGCTGCGGTGATGGTGGCCGCGTCGAGCACGCCCATCACGTCCAGGTTGTCGACCGCGAAATCCGCCGCGGTGCGAATCGCCGTCGCGGAAAAACCAGTCTCCGCAAGATAGGTCACGCCCGAGATCGAGAGCGACTGATCGTGATTCGTGAACCCGTACACCTGGCCGTCTGTGCGCGTGATTTTCCAGCAGGTCGCCAGCGTGGTCAGCTCGCCGGCGATGTGCGTGATGAATCCTGCGGAGGGATTTTTCATCGCGCCCGCCTACACCCGCTTCTCCACCAGCGGGATCTCGCCCCAGGAGTAGACCCCGTAATCATCCACCTGCGCGCGCATCTGGTCGGTATCGAAACGCGCCGGCACGTCGAACGTCCCCGCCCAGGTGAGCGCGTCGGCCGCCTGCGGATATTTCGCCGCGGTGCCCCCGGAGGTGTAGGTGGTGTAGCCGGTGGTGTCCACGCCGATCGAGAACTCGTCGGCGCCCACCTCGGTGATCGTCACCACCGTCCCGTTCAATTCGGTCATGCCGCCGATCGAGGCGAGATAGATCAGATCCCCGGTGCTGTAGCCGTGCGCGGTCGAGGTCTGGATCACGCCCGGGCTCGCCTTGCTGATCGCGAGGATTGATTTTGATGCGTCCGGGACGAACGTCACAATGCCGGTGGTGTAGTCGATCGCAATCTCGCCGGCGCCGGCGCCGATCACGACCGGCGTGGCACCGCGATACACGGTGACCCCGCCGGATTCCGGCAGCGAGATCAGACGATCCTCGCTCCCCGCAGCATGGCTGTAGCGTTTGTACAACTGATACGTCGGGCCGCCGGTGCCCACCGCGCCGGTGCCGAGGCGGCCGGTCGAGGTGCTCACCTCGAAGTCGGCCCAATCGCGGAATCGAAACCAGTTCGCGCGACCCTTCGCGATGCGGAAATGCGCGATCAACTCATCGAGCGCCGCCTGTGATTTCACGCCGTGCGCCACATTCCACCGGCCGCGCGCCACAGACCAATTTTGGTTGACCTGCTCGTGCCCGGACCCCAGGACCACCACGTCGGTGGAATAGCACGCCCCGCCCTGCGCGCCGCGCGCCACCTGGCGCGGAAACTGGATATCGAGAAAAGCCATCGCGACCGGGCGTCACATATTGCGCCGCGCGCGCGCGAGGATGCGGGCCACGTCCGCGGCGATATTGCCCTCCGCGCCGTGGAAACTCCGGATGTCCTGGGTCACGATGGTCACGTTCACCTGCTGCGCGGGCCCGCTCTGCCCCGCCGGCGTCACCGTGACGCGTTCGCCGCGCGAGACGCGCATGCGCAGCAGGTTTCGGTCCACGCCGGACGCGCCGCCGACGGTGAAATCCGCGCCGTTGGCAGCGGCCATGTCCCCCCACAACTCGGCGCTGGCTGCGGCACCGCTCGCCGTCGAGCCGCCGCCCAGCATACGCACGGCCGCATCGACCCAGCCCCCCGCGGCGCCGCCCAGCTTGCCGGTTCTTCCGAAATCACCGAACAGAAAACCGGATAACTTCGAGGCCGCCATTTCGGCCGCCATCCGATTGAGCATCGAGCTGAAGCTATTCGCGAGGTTGTCGAAGCGTCCCTCCATGATATCGAAAAAGCCGGTCGCCATTGCCGACTGCATGTTGCGCGCCGCCTGCAGCGAGTATTCGGTCAACTGATCGCCGCTTTTTTTCGCCTCCGCAGCCAGCCGCTGGTCCGACTCCTGCTGCAACCGGTTGTACTCTGTGGACCGCTGTACCAGATACTGCAGGGCCGCGAAATGCGAATCTTCGATCAGATCGATTTCGTTCTGGCGCGCAATGTTCAGCGCATCCTCCAGGCCTTTGATCTGGTCCATCCGCAACTTGAAATCTTCTGTATCCAGGTCCGCGCGGAACTGCGCAAGCGCTTTGTCATCCTGCTTCATCGTGGCGGCGAATTCCGCGTAGCCGGCCAGGATGCGATTGTTGATGCTCTTCTGGCGCGCGACCTCATCGTTCGCGGCGCGGTTGCCGGTGCTGGTTGCACCGGTCCCGGATATCGCGGCGCGCAGCGCATCGCCGCCCGGCGCATTGCCCGCCTTGGCCGCATTCGCCGCCGCAATCCGCTCGAGGATTCCGCTCGGCGCCTGGTTGGCTGCCATGAACATCTGCTCGCCGAGCACACCACGGCCAGGGCCGCCCGGCCCGCCGGCCATGCCGCCCAGCAACGAGGCAGTAATTTTGATCGTCTCGCGAATGACCTGGTTGAGCAGCTCGCCTTTCGATGCCGCCCTGGCCAGATTCTCCCCGATGGTCGCGAGCGCGGATACGCTCGGGCCCGCTGCGTTGATCGCCATGATTTTGAGGCTGCCGGTGATCGCCTCGATCGAATCGTTGAAACGCTCCGCAGCTCGCGCGGTCTCGCCACTCATCACCGCGCCCATGCTGCGGGCCTGGTCGGTCATCTCGCGGAGATTTCCGATCATCGGAATGAGCGCATCACCGCCGCGCCCCATCGCCTCGCGCATCACCGCCGTTTTGATTGTCGCGTCCTCGATCGCGCCGGCGCGCTCGGCGAACTGGCGGAACGCTTCGTTCGGCCCCTGGCGGATGTCCACGCCCAGGGCCGCAAAAATTTTCCCGAGTTTGCTGGTCTGGTTGCTGCCCTCGACCAGCGACTTGTTGAAAAATCCGAGCGCGGTCGTGAGCGAACCCTGCTCGATGCCGGCGAGCTTCGCGGCGAACTGCAGCTCGGAGAGCTGCTCGACCGCGATGCCGGTGCGCGTCGCGGCCTTGGCCAGCGCATCGGCGGCGTTGAGCTGCGATTTGACGAAAGTCGCGAGCGCCCCGGTGACCACCGTCGCCAGCAGACCGCGCATGGACAAGAGCGAATTGCTCAGCGTTTTGAATCCGCCGTCCAGCCGGTCGAGCCCGCCCTGCACGCCGCGAAACGCGGCCGTGGTCTGGTTATCGGCGCGAATGACGTACTTGACGGTCTCAATCGATTGCGCCATTGCCGCCCCCGAGAAACTTGATTTGCTGCTGCAGCGTTTTCACGAACACCTCGCGCGCGGCGCGTTCCGTCGCGGCCAGCACCACGCGGTTGCGAAATGCCGCCGGCACCGAGATACTGTGTAAACTAATGATCGGCTCTTCAGCACCTATCGATGCACCCGCATTGATTCTCCAGCCTCCCAAACCATGCCACCGTATACCTCTCGCAGATGAGCTCGCATACGAGATACGCCGCCACACCTGGCGCCTCCCCTTCGAGCCGCCGCCTTGCGCGTTGTTTGCGGTGCTCGCCGCAATAAATGCGCCACGGATTAATTTCCGCCCGCCGGAAACCTTGATCTGCACGCTCACGCCACCGCCACGTCTGTTGTGTTGCCTGCCCTTGACGTTCCACGGGTTGACCGCGCGCGCGCCGAAATTGATCAGCCCGATGCGCGCGCCGCGCAGCACCAGTTCCGCGGCCGGCGCGATGCTGCTGCCGTTCGCGTGATTTTTTTTCATCGCGCGCGCGATCACCGCCGCCCGCACTTTGTACACCTTGCGGATCTCCCGGTTGGCAGTGGTCGCCGTATTGTCCAGCGCCCGGTTCAATGCGCGGATGACGGCGCGCTTCTGCAGCCCCTCGGTCAGTGTCTGAAAGCGGGCGCGCACCGTGCCGATATTGCTCGTCACCGAAACGCCGATCATTTCGCAGCCTCCGCGATTAGCGCCATATAGCGCCGGTCCAGATCGAGCAGCCAGTCCAGGTCCAGCGCGGAGAGCCGCGCCCCGGTGACGGCCGGCCAGGCGCGCAGATCCGACCAAGTGATTGCCTGCGGACCATCGGCGGAATAGCCGCGGCGCTCGTGCAGGAGCAGGAATGCGGACCACACATGCGCCGCGATCTGCGGGCAGGGCGGACCCTGGAGTTCTTCGGGGATACGGCCCGAGGCGCGCGCGGCCGCATCGAGATGTTCACGCAGCGTGCAGCCGCCCTTCTGCCGTTGCGCGAGCCGCAGTTGATGCGCGCCGAATGCTACAAGGGCGGCGCCGACCCCGGCAAAAAATTTGCCCGCTCCCCGATCGCCTCGCGCACCTGTTCGGCGATCCAGCGATAGGTGCGATAGATTTTGCGCGCCGCCTGCTGCGAAAAGACGATCGGCGCACCGTGCTCGACCAAATCGCTCCACGCGAGCGTCGCAGCCACCAGCAGCGCCAGGTCGAATTCCTCCTGCTCGTCGGGTGTCGCCACGCTGCGCCGCTCGCGCGCCAGACGCTCGTTGTGCGCGCGCAGCAGCTCGCGCACCGCGTCGCGGTACGGTTCCGCATCGGCGCCCATCACCCGGATCACCGCGCCTATGGGCGCACGCGTGACCGGGTGCAGCAACCGCACATCGCATCCCTGCGCCGCGCAGCTAGCCGTGTCGAGCTCGGCCAGGTCCATTAATTGCATCGTCGATTCCTCCAGAATTTTCGGCGGCGCCTGGTGCATGCGCCCATCGCCGCCCGCCCGGAGCCGGGCCTCGCTTCTCGCCTCGCTGGTTGTCCCAGTTACGCTTGGCTGTCCTGCACCGCCAGCGTGCTCTGCTCGGTGGTGGCGGCCGCTCCGCCGGAGCTGTTGTACAGCGCGGTGAACGGAAACGTCTGGATCAGATTCTTCTCGCCGTCATCCTTGTCCGCCCCGCCGACCTTTATCCTCGGGAAACTCCACGCCTGGAAATCCGCCGCGGCCGCGTTCGACGCGGACAGCGCCACGCTCAGCGCAACCTCGGTCTCGTCGATGAAATAATCCCGCAGCGTCGCCGACTCGAACAGCGCGGTGAAATTTCCATCGACCAGCACCCGGCCCTCGGCGATGTCCGCGTAGACATTCGAGCCCACCACCGCCTCGCCGCTCATGTTGCCGCTGACCGTGAAATCCAGGCCGGTGAGTGTGGCGACGCGCGTGCCCTGCACAGAGAGCACGCCATTGACCGCGGCGAGCACGCCGGTCGAGGTCTCCGCCGTCGGCGTGGTGTAGTAGGCGGCTCCGGCGGTGGTGATGTCGCGGCCGAGGAAGGCGAAATTAATCGTCGCCATTCCGCTCGGCGGTAGCTGCAGCGCCATCGACTGGATTTTGCAACCGGTGAACAACTCAGAGAGCGTCAGGTCCGCGTGATAGTGCTCGATCGAGTACGAAAGATCCGTGTGACCGCTGGCGGGCGCGTAGGTTGTTTTGCCCGGCAGCGCCACGGTGCCGGATGCGATCGGGCCTTCGGCGACGAGCGCCACGCCGTTGAGCGGATACACGGTGAGGATGGTCGCGTCCTCGGCGAGCACGAACAAATTCTTGTTGAGGTTCGCCGCGTCGTAGGCGCCCGCGGTGATGCGGATCACGTTGCCGACTTTGACCCCGTCGGTGATCCACGAGCCGGCGCTGCGCGTGATGGTGTAGTTCACCCCGGAAACGGCGAGGGTGAGTGTGAGGCTGGTGATGTCGTTTACAGCCGTGAACGCGCGCCGCAGCGCCGCCGCGATCAGATCCTCCCAGGTGCCGACCGACAGCTCGCCGGCGATGGTGCCCTCCACCGAGCGCACGCCGTGGCGCATGTCCGCACGCTGGTAGTCGGAGCGGATCTCGTTCGACTGGTAGGTCTGTTTTCGCAGCGACAGGTCAGAGGTCACGCGCCGCAACAGTTGCGCGCCGGTCGCCCCCGGCGCCGTGCCCCAGGCGGATTCAACTTTATAGCGCAGTTGCTTCGCGACGCCGGTGGCGATTGTCATGGTAACGACTCCTTAATAGGGACAAGGCGGCGTGTCATCACAGGGGCACATCCGGTGCGCCCTGCGCCGTGTGGTAAATAATCTCGTAGGTGGTGCGTCCGACCGCGACCGGCAGGTCCGCATCGGCGCTCGAGTCGTACTCGAACGCGCGCGGCTCGATCATCTGCGCCAGGCCGCCGAGCGGCACACCGACATCGAGCTCGACCTCGACCTCGATGCACATCGCATCGATCGTGTCGACGGCGTCGATCGAGGCTTTCACACACGCCTCGATCACCACCGCAAGCCCACACGCGCGCGTGCGCACCACACCGTGCTCGCTGATCGCCCCAGATTCCTCGCCCGGGTACACCCGCAGCGCCGGCAGCTCCGCCGCCTGCAGCGGCCGCTCCTCGGGGCGTTCGGTGAACACGTTCGCACCACTGGTGGTGAGCCCGGTGAGCGCCGCGGCGAGCGCGGTGATGATCTGGCGGTGCACGTGATCGGCCATCGATGCTCCCGCGTAACCGATCGGCGGCGCTCGCCGGCGGCGCCTACGCCGCCAAGTGCGGCGCGCCGGCCGCGGTGTGATACAGCGCCTCGAACCCCAGCGTGCCCAGCGCCTCGGGCGCGTCGGCCGACGCGTCGAGCGCGAGCGAGATCTGCCGCAGCTCCACCCAGCTCGCCAGGCCCCCGAGCGTCGGGTCCGCGTCCAGGGCAACTTCGATTTCCTTGCGCATCGTGTCCACCGTCGCCGCCGGTGTGCCGGTGGATTTGACCACCAGCTCCACCTGCACCTGCAGCGTGCGCGCACGGATGCGCCCCGCGCCCATCGTGAGCGTCTCGATCGTCTCCCCGGGCGTCGACAGGCGCAGCCCCGGCAGCTCGTCCGCCTGCAGCGGTTGCCCCTCGGGGCGCGCCACGTAGATCCTCGATCCGGTAGTGGCGAGGCCCGAGAGCACTACCTCGATCGCGTCGCGGATTTGGCGGCGCATATGCAGCACGACAGCGCCCGCGCTCGCAACACCTGTAGCCGTGAGCGCGCCTTCGCCGGAAAGCGTCGCCGCGCCGCTCGCGCCCTTCGAGCCCTGCGCGACGATCGCCCCCGAATCGCCGAGCGATGCTGTGCCGCTGTGCGCCTCGGCCGAAGTGCCGGCCGCGGTGAGATCGCCAAACCCGGTCAGCGTGGCGGCGCTGAGCGCGCCATTCTGTCCGGCCGCGACCAGGTCCCCGAAGCCACTGAGCGCTGCGGCGCTGAACCCGTGCTTCTGCGCGGACGCCGTTATTCCGCCGTGCCCCGCAACGCTCGCCGAGCTCTGTCCTCCGGAGATTCCCGAGGCCAGCGTCGAGCCCGTGCCCGATACCGAAGCGAAACCGCTCGCGTGTTTCTGCACTGACGCCGCGATCGCGCCGGAGGACGTGAGCAACGCGAGGCCGAGAGCGCCTTTCGCGATCGCCGCGACGATCGCGCCGAAGCCGGCTATGGAGGCAGCACCGCTCGCTCCGGCCGCCGCATTATTCGGCTCCGCAACGAACTGCGCCCCCGGAATCTGCCACTGCCGCGCCGCCGTGTTCGGTTGCTCCGCGAGCAACACCCCACCGATCGGGCCGGGCAGGCCCGGGATTATGCGTTGCTTGGCTGCCATTTATTGGCGTTCCTCGTCAACGGCCTCAAATAACGCCTCTGCCGGAGAATATCCAGCGGCGTATCGATCTACCCACAAGTCGTCGGCTTCCGGCGCGGTGAAAACAGCCTCCCGTATGCTGCGGCCAACCCACGGGGAATGGCGGTCCAGGATCTCAGCCGGTAGGTTGCGTGCGCATTCCCGCAACTCAGCCATCCATGCATCGTGAGACATAGTATTCATCATGCCACCGTCGGTAGAGGATCGATGTACACAACCGCGCTCGCCACGGCAAGACCAACACGGACGTGGATGGAGCCCTTCTCCTGCGCAGTGAACGTCACCTGCAGTTTCTGCGTGTCCCACCCGGCCGCGTCTCCGGTCCACGCTGCAGCGCTTGTGGTCTGGTCAGTCGCTGCCGCCAGCGGGTCGCCGTTCGGGATCGTGGTCGTTGCGCCCGCCTTGTCCGTGAGCATCAGCGATCGCGGCGTCCCGCTTGTCCCGAGGTACTGGGTTTCGAGCCAGCATTCTTTGTCGGTCAGCGCGCCATCCATACCCGCTCCAGCGCTGTTGTGATTGACCTCCACGGTTACGGTCTGCGCACTGCCGACCACGTCGTTCCAAATCACCATCTCCGGTGTGTACAGCACGATTGCCGGGAACTCCGCATTCGCGCTCGCCGTCATTTTCCAGGAGAAGCGCGTCGTGCCGCCGTCCGGACTCGCGCCGGCGTCGTTGTACACGCTGGTATCGTCGATGATGTTCCCGGCGTAGTCCTGGATTTCCAGTCTGTAGAACGTGTCCCCGTCGTCGCAGTTGTAAAGTTCCAAGCGGGTGTTGAATGCGGTCGGGGCTGCGCCGACGTTGCCGGACCAGCTCGCGGGCAACTTGCAGTTGCGGATCACGGCGCGACCACTGCCTACGGCACCAGCACTGAAGATCACCAGACCGGCAGCGCCAGCGGAAAGATCGAGGCCCTCCAATAAAATGTCCGTGCCTGGAGCAGCTAACGCTAATAGTGTCGTGATTGCCGACCCACTTATCGCTCCACCGCTCCATCGAAAACGCCCGCGACCCTGTTGTATTTTCTGTGCTGCATTCGCGAACACGGCATTGCAATTGTTCCAAATGACCGTGTGTTCCTGATTTATGCCGCCAGAGTTTCCAACGGAAATAAGGCAACCAGTACCCGTGTCACCCAACGTGAAGGTACAGTCCTCGTAACGCTGGAAGTCGCCATCATTCTGCGCGAAAGACAAATTTCTATTGTTACCAGACGATATACCAGCCTTAAATGTCATCCCGTACGCGTACAAAACCCCTGTGATGGTGAGCGCTGACGACGTGGTGAGGTTGTTGACCTGTGCACCAGCGACAACGGCCGCCGGAGGTGCCCCGCTAGCTGCTGTGCTGTAGAGATAAGTGGGCGACGCTAACGTGCCACCGAATGCGAGCGTTGCCAACGCAGCGAAATCCTCCGTGTGCGTGCTGGCGATGTAGATCGAGTCCCCGACCCCAGTCTCGTTCCCGTCCAGAACCGTGAAGGCGTTGGCCCAGTCCGCCCCGGTTGCGGCACCGGCCGCCGCGTCGTCGATGTAGATATCGGCCATTCCTATTCGCCCATCGCGGATTCAACGATCAACAGCGAATCGGCTACCGTCTGCATTTTTGCTTTGAGCGTCGTCCACTGGCCGGCAGTCAGGCTGAAGATGTTTCGCACCTGGGTGTCGGTGTAGTGCCCGTCGCTGATCTGGCGCAGCAGCCAGCGTGCGAGGTAGGCGCAACCGTCGCCGCTTGAAGCCAGGTACTTCGCGCGCAGCCTCACGCCGAACTGCGTAGCGGTCTGCCACAGCAGAGGGGTCGGCGCGGCCGACGTGAACAACGCAGCCTCGAACTCCGCTTGCGCCAACTCCTCAGCCAGCCGCACGGCACGCGCACCAATGATCGCCTGCGGGTCCATCGTGTCGCGGCAGCGATACTGAAACAGATAGGTCATGCCGGTCGAATCCGTATGGCGCTCGACGGTCAGGCGGCGGCCGTCCTGGCCTTGCGCGCTCTGCTCGAAAACGCTGGAGACGAGGGCCATGTCAATTCACAAGCTACGCCGCCACCCGATCGCCGTTCAGATCCAGTTTCTGATCCGTTAGCGTATAGGTGCCCTGCCCGCCGAACGTCTCCTGCGTCACCGGATCGATGCCGTACAGCGTTCCCGCTGTACTCGCGCTGTAGGTTCCTACAGCGTCCACTACCGCCGCCGCCGGCACGTCGAACACCGCGCCGTTCGTCGAGTCATCAGCCAGCCCAACGGCCGCCGCTGCATACGCGACCGCCTTCCGCGCATAGGCTGGAGAGCCGCCGCTGATCTCGGCGTACTTCGTCACCGTGCACCCGACGATGTCAGTCGTGAAATCGATCGCCGCTCCGCCGGACGTTTCCGCGAGCGAGAAATCGGAGCCCGCCACCCCGACCACGAAATAGGGCACATCGTTGAAAAGCCCCGCACCTTCTGATGCGAGAAGCGAAAGGATCACCAGGTCCCCGTCCGATAGGCCATGCGATGTTTTGTTGAGTAGATTCGTGGTGGCCGTTCCCGTCACGCCGGTAATGGCGGTCGCTGTGAGCAGCCCGCAGTACGTGGCCAGAGCCGTCAACGCGTCGAGCATGGCGTTTTTCCCAGCGATCGTATAGGGCATCTCGTTTTTCTCCCGATGTCAGAATTGTCAGGCCGTCTCGAGCTGCAGCAGCACGATCGCCCCGTCGTCCTGCGGCTCGCGGCTGCGGATGGTGTAGCTGATGCCGTTGATCACGATCGTCCCACCGACACTCGTCGTCGCCGGAAAATCCGCCGCCCGCGCAAGCGCCACCGGGTTGGTGCCCGCGACCGCGAACGGCGCGACAAACGCCGCGTCGAAAATCACGCTCGGCGTCGAGGCCGCGCCCGAGGTCGGGGTGAACGTGGCGGCGATGGCGAAATCGTCGCTGTCGAAAAAAACGCTGAGGTCCTCGGTGAACATAGCGCTCCCATTTTTTTCTCAATCCACTCGCCAGCGAATTCAGAAAAAAGGCGGGCCGCGGCCCGCCTGGTTGACATAGACCCGGTGTTACGCCGTGATGTTCCCCAGCACGTACTTCGCGCCCGAGAAAATAACCGCCTCGTCGACGTGCTGCCGCGCACGCACGATGGTCGCGCGACGCTGTTCCTCGCGATAGGTTTCGACGACCACCTCTTGCGGCGCATCCTCCTGCCACAGGAACGTGCGGCCGTAGGCCGGCTCGCGCAGGCTCAGGCCGCCGCTGGAGACGCGGATCAGCGCGACATACTCGTCGTCCCAGATATCCGCCAGCGAGAACACCTGCCCTTTTTTTGCGCTGTCGTACTGCGCGCCACCGACCAGCACCTGGTCCACGCCGAAGTACGTCGCGAGCACGCGCCGCTGTACCTCCATCCCGCCCAGCTCGATCGGGTTGGTGTATTTCAGCGCGTCCTTGAGCTCTGCGGTACTGAGCACGTTGGTGAACGCGGTGTAGCCCATCACCAGCGCGTTGGGCAGCAGGCCCGAGGCCGCGCGCATCGCAAGTTTGCCCGCGTTGATGTTGGTGCGCGGCACCGCGGTGGCCGCGGTCGACCACTCGATGCTGATATTGGCATCGGCGCTCGCGAAGCACAGCGCGGCGCAGCGCCGCTCCTGGCCGCGCAGGATGCGATCGACCGCGATCTCGGTCGAGACCTGCTCGGCGTCGAAAAAGCGCCGGTACAGGCGCGCCTCGACATCGTCGACGGGTTCCTCCCAGCCGTATTCCTCGCAGTTGTAGGTACCGGTCTCGAATTTCCAGTCACCGCGCTGGTAGTCGCCGTTCGCCTGGCGCCGGGTGTCCTGGTCTTTGATCAGCGACTCGATCGGGATCACCGGATAGTCGGCGGTTTTTTCGGGCACTTCAAACATCGGCATGATCGACATGCAGATGAAACCGCGATCCGCGGCGTCGATCAGGTACTCGTAGGCCAGCGAGCCGAGATCGGGCCGCTGGACAGTTGTTGCAGATGTTGGACGGGGCATGTTCGTTGCTCCTAAAAAGTTGTTTGCGATTCGGCCGAATCAGTGCGATCCGGCCGAATCAGTGTTGGGATCAGTGCGCTTACGCGGTCAGCAATTTGCGCTTGTACTCGAGCCAGATCGCGGATACCGCGAGCGTGTCGGTGGTGTGTGCGCCCGGTGTCAATCCGATCGTGAGGGATTGCGAGCTGACCGGAATGTCTGCGTTAGCGATCGTGGCCGTATACTCGGCATAGCTCGCGCCAGTGACGGCACCCGTCGCGTCGACGACCTTGGTATCGCCCTCGTTGAAAAACGAATCGACTGCGATGGTCGGCGTGTCGGTTGCGCCCGCCATAGCCGCACGGATGTGCAGCACCAGGTCCGCAGTGTCGTCGAAGTCCGGCGGCAGCGGCATCTGAAAAATCACCTGATCCATGTTGCTCGCTGCCCACAGCACCCGCTGGCAACCGTCGGTGGCATCGTTAATCGCGGAGAGCACCGGCGTCGTATCGCTCGCCAGCAGCCCGCCGTTGGCGGCGATGTTGCCGACATCGAATGCCGTCGCTTCCCGCAGCGACGTGAGCGGAACAGCGAAAAACGCCTGCACGGAAAACATGTTCTGGTAGATCTCTGCGATCGCCGCTTCCACCGTGGTCTGCGCGGTGAATCCGCCGGAATCCGCCAGCGACGTGCCCGCCCCCGTATTTCCGACAACGATGAATTGCACCCACTCGACGACGTCGAGATCTGCGGTCGCCGCCTCGATCGCGATGCCGATGGCAGCCCCAGAGCTGGTGTCCGCAATTTTTCCGTCGGCCGCGCCGTAGAGTGTTGCGCCTACGGCGAAGGCCTCCGAGGCAACACCCTCGACGCTGCCCTGCAACGTGCGCAGGTTGACCGTGACGATAGTGCTGATCGCGGCGTCGGCCGCGGTGATGCCGATGTGCTGCTCGCCGGCGTCGGCGTACTCGACCTCGGGCGGCGTGGTGGTGGTGCCGCTCTTGATTTTGACGCGGCGCTTTTCGAGCAGTGCTTCGCCGGCGGTGAACGCGCGGCTGCCGTTGTTGTAGGACATGATCGAAAAATCCTTTTTAGAAAGAGGATGGGGATGACGGACGATTCAAACCGGCGCGCCACAGCGGGCGCGCGCCGCGGATCAGGCCGCCTTGCGATTCGCGTTGCGCGCGGTAATCCAGGCCGCATGCGCGTCCGGCAGATCGTGCGTGGCCTGCACGATTGCCCGGCCGCGCGATTGCCCGGCCGCGACATGCGCGGCCACTGCGGCATCGAACGCCTCGGCCGTGTCGATCTTGGGCGCAGCGACCGTGTTCGCGGGTGCCGGCGCATGCGGCGCGGGCTTGGGCGCGTCTGCGTTCAGCGCGGCGAGCGTGCTTTTGCCGAGCGCGCGCTCGGCGGCCAGCACCTGCATTGCCGCCTGTTCGCCGCTCGTCGTGCCGTCGAACGCCAGCGCAGAGATCAGCGCCTCGTGCCCAGGCAGCGCCTGCGCCTCGACGGCGCGGATGCGCTCGCGTTCGATGCGCGCGCCCTCGGTGCGGCCCTCGGCCAGGCCTTCGGCGCGGCCGGCCGTCACACCCTCGGCGCGGCCCGTGGCCGCACCCTCGTCCAGGATCGATTGCACGAGTGCCGGGTGTTCAGTTTCGAGCTGAGCTCTGTTCATACTAGTCATACTAGTCCCCTTCGTTGAGATGATCGAAATCGACGCAGCACCGGCGCCACTTGCGAAAGCACCCGCTCCCGGCGCGACACCGGCGCCGGTCGAGCCATCCTGCGGCCGCCGGCGCACGTAGCGGCCCGCGGCTAAATCGGCGATCAACACATCGAGCGTGGCAGCACCGTCCACGAGCCCCGCGTTGACCGCCTGGCGGCCGATGAAAATACGACCATCAGCCATGTCGTTGAGCACCGTCTCCGTCGACACATCGCGCTGGCGCGCGACATCCTCGACGAACACGCTGTAGATCGCATCGACGAACGCCTGCAGATATTCGCGCCCCGCCTCCGACAGCGGCTCGACATCCGAGGCCATGCGTTTGTAACGACCTGCGTAAATGTCGGTGGTCTTGATGCCCGCCTTGGTCTCGGCGCCCGAGTAGTCGACGTGCTGCATCGCCACCCCGATCGAGCCGACTATGTCCGTGTCGGAACCCAGAAATACCGCATCCGTCGCCGAGCCGATCCAATACGCACCGCTCGCCATAAACCCATCGACCCAGGCAACGACAGGTTTGTCGTTCGAGCGCGCCGCCATCACCTGGCGCGCCAGCTCCTGCACACCATCGACGCTGCCACCCGGCGAATCTATCGATAGAATCACCGCGAGCACGTCGCGCTCGTCGAGCGCCCTCGCGAGATCACGCCCGAGAATCTGCGTCGACGCGCCGCCCGAGATGCGCGTGAACATGTTCATCCGCTTCGCCAGCACCCCCTCGACGGGCAACACCGCGACGCGGTCCACGATCGAGTAGCCACGCTCCTCCGTCGCCGGTTTCTCACCGAACTGCGCGCGCAGCGCATCGATGTCAATTTTCTCCCCGCGCAAATGCCGGCCGTAGATCTCCGTGATCTCGCGTAGTTTGTCCGGCACGATCGCCCAGGGAGAGTTCAGCACGTCGAGAATTTTCATCGCGGTCCCTTGATTTTCGACGTATGAAATCTCAGTCCTGTTCCGGCTGATCCGCCGGCGGTTCCTCCGGCGATGCAGCAGCCGGCACCGTCTCAACAAGCACCCCCGCCTTTTTGCGCTTCTCGCGCTCGCGCCCCGCCTGCACCACGTTCGCCTCCCAGTCGCGCCCGTCGTACGCGGCGGTCTCGGTCTGCAGCGTGGTGAGGTTCAGCGCCAGGCGCTTCTCGACCGCGGTGACTTCTTTCGCCGGGTCGATCGAGCCCGGCCCGTCGCCCTGCCACTCGGCGCCGCACCACGCCATGCGCCGCAACGGATCGCGAAAAAATCCCGGCGCCACGAGCCGTCCCGAGGCGATCGCCTCGGCGAGAAACGTCTCGTAGATCGGCTGGCAGAATTTCGTTGCGAGCCACGCGCGCCGCACGAAGAAAAATTTCCACGCCTGCAACAGCGCCGCGCGCGCCGCCGAGTAGCTCGCTGTGAAGTGCATCACCAGCACCTCGTACGGAATCCCCAGACGCACCCCCACCTGGCGCAGGATCGACATCACGAACGCATCGAACGAGGTGTTCGGCCGCGACGGGTCGGCGAAATCCACTCTCTCGTTCGGCGCCATATCGAGGATCGCGCCGCCCGCCATTTTCAGATCGGTGTCGCTGGCGCTGGCGCCGGTCTCCTTGCCCATCGCCTGCTGATTCGCGAGATCGAGCCCCGGGCCCTCAGAGTGCACGAACACCGTGAACAGGCCCGACACCACCGCCGCCATGATCTCGGCCTCGGTGTAGCGGTCGAGCTGTTTGAGCGTCTCGATCACCGGCGCGAGATACGGCTCGCCGCGCGTTTGTCCGGGCCGCTGCCGCCCGAACAGGTGCAGCACATTGCGCCGGCCGGTGCGCGCGCCGAACGCCTCGTAACGGTCCCACTCGCGCGCCCTGACGTGCAGGTTGCCGGGATGCTGGCGCAGGATGTGGTAGCCCACGGGCGCGCCGCTCTCGTCCATCTCCACGCCCGCGGCGAGCGTTGGTTTGTCCACGGCGTTACCCGGATTGCACACCCGGTCCGCTTCGAGCACCTGCAGTTTGAGCCCGTAGGGATGACCCGCGCGCGGCACCGAGGGCAGCAGCGCGAACACGTCGCCCGACTCCAGCGTCGCGCGAAACACCAGATCCTGCAGCTCGTAGAAATTCTGCGTGCGAGTGATATCGCACTCCGGCGAGTTACACCACAGCGAAAACTCCAGCTCAGCGCGCCGCTGCCAGGCGCTCGCCGCCGCCTCGTCCAGGCCGAGCGCCTCGGCGTTGATGCGCGACTGCAGCATCAGCCCGGTGCCCACCACGTTCACCGCCACCGTGTTGATCGCCCCGCCGGCAAGCGGCGCATTGCGCACCAAGTCGCGCGAGCGGTCGCGCAGCAGCGGCAGATCCGGCAGCAGGTCCGCGTCCGCGCTCGCCCCACGCGAATATTTCCACCCCGAGGTCTGGCGCCGTGTGGTCGAGCCGCCGACGTAGCCGCCGACGATCGCCTGCGCGATGCGCGCCCGCGCGCGCCGCTCGCCGCGCACCGGATCGAAATAATTGACGATCCGATCCGCCAGCGTCGGCGCCGCCCCGCGCGCGATCTCCGCCCGCAGCGCCCGCCGGTCAACGCGTGACTCTTTAACCTCGTGCATGCCGGCCCCTTAAATCGGCGTTACACCGCGCACGCGGATTCCGCCGCTACCACCGCTCTCGAGCCGCGCGACAATCCGCCGCCAGTACTCGATATTCTCCGTGAGGTCCTTCAGGGATGGCGGTCGCGCCGAACGGCTGCCGATCGAATACTCCCCGCGCAGCACCCGCGCGTGCGCCGCGATCGCAGCATCCAGCGCCGCCTGCGCATCCACCAGCGAGATATCAGCCATGTCGTCCCTCGATCAATACGTCACCCCAGCATGCCGCACACCACGGCGCCGCGATGCGAGCGCTGGCGACGCAGACACCTGCACGGATTCCACCGCACCCACATCCCGACCGATCTGAACAAACAGATCGCCCGCCGCAGCCCTCAGCCCGGCCTCGAGTTTATCCCACGAGGTTCGCGCGAGCCCCGCGTAGATCGCCGCGGCGTAGGCATATACCTCCAGATCGAGAGCCTCGTTGCGCGCTGCCGCGTCTTTCTCCCAACTCGTTCGCTTGTATCCGCGCACGTATTTCGTGACCTTGCGCTCGGAGGTGAGCTGCTGGTAATAGGCATCCGGCAGCCCGTGCGGGAAATGCATCGCGCCCGGTCCGCCGACGGTGATCGCGAGGCGCGCGAAAATTTTGCTCTTCGCCGTGTCGGTGCCGATCGGCCACACCTGGCCGCCGTTCGGAATCGTTTTCCCGCGGTGGTTGATCTCCACAGGCGTGGGCCGGCCGAGCACCGTTTTGCCCGCCTGTGATTGGCCCTTGGCCGCGATGATGTGCCGGTGCACGCGCGGCGCGCACCAGGCGTACACCGTCTGCGCGCGATAGCCTGAATCGACCACCGTCGCCAGAATGCGCAGCGGCACGCCCCACTCGTGCGCGAAGCTGCGCTGCAGGTAGCGGTCCAGCTCATCCCATACCTGCGACTGCTCGGTGTCCCCGTAGAGCACCTGGTAGTCGACGAGCCAGGATTCCTCGCCGCGACCCCAGCCCTTGACCTTCACCTCGATGCGATCGCCCTGCACGTCGACGCCCGCGGTCAGGAACAATCCGCCCGCCGGCACTATCTGCAGCCGGTAATCCTCGGCGCGCTGCCGCAGCGCCAGGTCGGAAACGCTTTCCGCGCGCAACCAGAATGGCTCCGCCTTGACCGTGTTGGTCCAGATCTTGAGCAGTTCCCCGGTTGGATCTTTGTCCGCGCGCAGTCGCTGCTCCACCGCCTCGGGCCACGCGAACCAACCGAGCGGCGAATAGAACGCCGGGAGATGGAAGCCCGCCCGCGGCGAGGACGGATCCTCTGCGACCCATTGCCCAGCCGCCAGCATCGCCGTTTTGTGATGCTCCTCGATGCGCTCGCCGCAGTGCGCGCACTCGTACCACACGCCGAGCAACTTGCCGGTATCGCGCTCGAGCGCGCCCTCGGTGTCCGGCGCGACCTCGACGATCTCGCCGTCATCGGTGCGCGTGATCTCCCAGACGTGCCGCGTCTCCCAGCGGAATTGCTCCCACACCAGCGCCTGGCGCTCGCCGCAATGCGGGCAGGGCAGGTGGTAATGCCGTCGATCACTTCTCAGCCAGTGCGCCCAGATTTTCGACCGCCCGCCTTTGGTCGGCGTCGAGGTCCGAAAAATTTTGCGCCGGAGTTTGTACGTGTCAGTTCGTTTCTCGGCGAGCTCGTCGGCGGGCCCCTGGCCGTCGACATCGTCGGGGTACTCGTCCAGCTCGTCCATGAACAGGTAGCGCACCGGCATCGATTTCAACTCGGCCGCGCTGTTCGCCCCGGTGATCACCAGCACCCCACCGGGAAAATCCTTCATCGTCATGCTGTTCGCGTTGTCGCGCGAACGATCGCTGATTTTCTCGCGCAGCCGCGGCGTCGCCTCGATCATGCGCGCCAGCCGCATACGCGAGCTGCGTTTGCCGGTGTTCGAGGTCGGCATCACCATCATCATCGGGCCCGGTGCCTGATCAATTACGAACCCGACAAAATTATTCCCCGTCTCGGTTTTGCCATTCTGATTGCCGGCGACGAACGTCACCTCCTGCGTCGGGTCGCTCGGCGAGAGCACCTGCATGATCTCGCGCGTGGCCGGCACGCGGTCGGTGCACCACGGACCCGGCTCCGCCGTGATGTCCGAGGACAGCACCCGGTAGCGGTCGGCCCACTCCCACACCGTCAGGTCCGGATCAGGCCGGATCGCCCGCGCGAAAATCTCCGAGTCAAACGCCCAGAGATCTCTCAGTCCCTCCGGCAATCTCAGTGATGGCAGTGTCGGAGAGTTCATTTAGCACCCGCCTGATCTCGCCGGCTATCGCAGCATGCACGCGAGCCGCATCGCGCTCGGCCGCCACGACCGGCGCCAGTCGGTCCGCGATATTCACGAGCTGATCCCGCATCGACCGATAGCGACGGAACCGCACAGCCTCATCAACGTCAGCAGGCACCACTCGCCCGAGCGACTCCAGATAATCGAGCTCCGCCTGCGCCGCGCGGAACCGCTCGCTTTTGGCCCGCTCAACGTGATACCCGTGTGGATCTGTTCTCGCCAGCCGATCCGCGCTTTCCGACGCGGGCGACGCAGCATCACGCACCAGCGCGCCGTTGGGATTGATGATGGTCCCGCTTTTAGCCGCGGCCGCCGGGTCCGTGCGCGCGTCCCAGCACCTCATCGCCTCCTCCAGCTCGATCGCCACCAATCGCCCAGACGATCCTCGTCTCACAGCCGACTGGGGGATCCGTCCGGTCGCGACCGCCTTGAGCACAGCCGGCGGGCTCACGCCTCGCCGCCGCGCAACTTCCCTCACTGCGACCCATTCGGCCATGTGGTAACCCTGCGAGCATTCGTTAACTAGCCCGATATCGCGCCTTTGCAAGC